ACGTTACCAGCACCTGTTGTTAAATTACAACCAGCATTGTAACCTAAGTAAATATTGTATTTCGCTGCTTGTGTTCCTTGAAGTTTACCTGCGTTTGCACCTACAGCAGTATTATAATAATTTAAAGATGTATATAAAGCACATGTACCTACAGCAGTATTCCAAGCACCTCCAGCATTAGAAACTAATGCTTGATAACCCATAGCTACGTTATGACCACCAACAGTGTTATTTTGTAAAGCACTTTCACCTAAACTTGAATTTTTAGTTCCGTAAAGATTTAACATTCCTGCTCTAACACCAACTGCTGTATTAGAAATACCTGTTGTGTTATTACACAATGCACAAAAACCAACGGCAGTGTTACTTTGACCATATGTGTTATCTTCTAATGCTTTAAAACCAACGGCAGTGTTACTGTGACCTGTTGTGTTAGAAAATAAAGAACAACTACCTATCGCTGTGTTACAAGTACCTGTTGTGTTAGCACATAAAGCCCTAAAACCCATAGCAACATTATCAACACCTATTGTGTTAGTTTTTAAAGATTGATAACCTACACTTGTATTATAATTACCTGTTGTGTTAGCTTTTAGAGTTTCGGTACCTATTGCTGTGTTACTAATACCTGTTGTGTTAAGAAACATACTACCAAAACCTATAGCAACATTATAATCCACTAGACTACTAGACAAAGAAGCGTAACCTATTGATACATTACCATGACCTGCGGTACTAGCGTCTAATGCTAAACCTCCTAATACTGTATTTTCTTGTCCTGTAATGTTAGCTTTCATTGCACAAGCACCTATAGAAGTATTATATTTACCTACTGTGTTAGCACACAAAGTATTAACACCTAAAGATACGTTTTGAGCACCAGTTGTATTGTTAAGTAAACTATCTTTACCTACAGCTACATTTTGAATACCAATTGTGTTTAAAAGTAGGGCTGAACGTCCTAATGCAACATTAGAATGTCCTGTTGTGTTTGAGTATAAAGTACCATCACCAACAGCAGTATTGTACTCGCCTGTTGTATTCGATCTAAGGGACTGATAACCTACACTTGTATTATAATTACCTGTTGTATTACATTTTAGAGATTCGTTACCTACTGATGTGTTACGAATACCTATTGTGTTAGCTCTTAAACTATTAGATCCTATCGCTGTGTTACAAACACCTGTTGTGTTACTGACTAAAGAAAAATAACCAACAGCAGTATTATTAGATCCTGAGGTATTTGCTTGTAAAGCTATAAGTCCTAGGGCAGTATTATTATTACCTGTCGTATTACTAGCCAACGCTCTATATCCTAATCCTGTGTTACAAAGACCAAAAGTATTAGTAGTTAACGCTTGATAACCAACACCGGTGTTATAGAAACCAGTTGTGTTTGATGTTAATGATAAAGCTCCTATAGCAACGTTACATTTACCAGTGGTATTTGCTCTTAAAGCTGAACGACCAACAGATACATTTAAATTTCCTGTAGTATTGGCACACATTGCTCTACTTCCTATAGCAACGTTATCACAACCTACTGTATTACATGCCAGTGCCATAGTACCTACAGCAACATTTTGTTGAGCAGTTGTATTTTTAAATAAAGCTTGACAACCTATCGCAACATTATCAATACCTGTTGTATTTACTTGTAATACTTGATGACCTATACCTACGTTACTATTACCTTTAGTACAGCAAAGAGCCATGTAACCAATACCTACATTATTAATACCAGAAACATTACAACGTAAAGAATTATGTCCTATAGCAACGTTATTAACACCAGTTGTATTAGTACATAAAGAGTTAGTACCAATAGCTATTTGAGAACAACCATTAGTGTTACTCTTTAATGAATATGCACCTACAGCAACATTTTGTTGACCAGTAACATTACTAAACATACTATTTGAACCCACTGATACATTAGATAATCCTGTTGTGTTTTTACACAAACTAAAATGTCCTACGGCAGTGTTATCACTACCCGTTGTGTTTGAGTATAAAGTACCATTCCCAACTGCTGTGTTTCTGTCACCTGTTGTATTGGTATATAATGATGTAGTACCTAATGCAGTTATAGTACCTGTTGTATTACTAAAACCTGATTGAGACCCAACTGCTGTATTCCCTTGAGCTGTATTTTTACATAATGATTGAAATCCTAATGCAGTATTATAACTACCAACCGAACCACTAGCTGCTAATGATTGTCTTCCCATAACAACGTTATTACTACTAGTAGCGTTTGGCATAGCACATCTACCTACAACAGTATTATTTTGACCTTGAGCATTTTCCATAGCACATGCTCCAATGGCAACATTACTACCAGTGTTTGTGCCTGTCAAAGATTTTAATGCTTGATTACCTATAGCAACGTTATCAGTAGCTGAAACATTAGCAAATAAAGTACAAGAACCAAGAGCTACGTTTTGTCCACCTGTAGTATTACATTTTAAAGCTCTGAAACCTAATGCAATATTATTATTACCTGTTGTATTACTAAATAAAGTTTCAAAACCAATTGATGAATTGTAATTAGCTGTAGTGCTTGCATACAAAGCTCTATAACCCAAAGCATTATTAAATTGGCCTATCGTATTACTTCTTAAAGCTTCATAACCAACAGCAACATTATTAGCACCCGTTGTGTTATCATACATAGATTCTTGACCAAGACTAACATTGTAACTACCTGTAGTGTTACTATATAATGTTCTACGTCCAATTGCTAAGTTTCTTACTCCAACTGTGTTTGTATAAAGAGTTTCAACACCTATGGCAACGTTGAGAGCTCCTGTTGTGTTTTTACATAATGTTTGATAACCTACAGCAACGTTAAAACTACCTGTGGTATTTCCTCGTAAAGATTCTCTACCTAAAGCAACGTTTCTACAACCTGTTGTGATACCACATGAAGAATTTAAACCTAAAGCAACGTTATCACATCCAGTTGTAACACACATCATAGCATTTACTCCTAATGCTACGTTACCATTTCCAGTTGAAAAACCTTTCATAGCAGAATGACCCATTGCTACGTTACTACCACCTGTTGATGTGCCGTTACTTAAACCAACACCTGAACTTTGACCTATAAAAACGTTTGAGCCGCCTTTATTATAAAATCCTGCTTGATAACCAATTGATATATTTGAAGTACCACCGTTATATTGATTTGCTTGATAACCAATGTTTACTGTTTGCCTTGAGAAGTTAGCGTTAGAACCAGCTTGTACACCTATCATTACGTTTTGACCACAATTAGCGGCTTCACTTCCTGCGGATTTTCCTGCACATAAACCAATAAAAACGTTATCTGAAGAACCAGCATGTATGGCTTCTCCAGCGGCATGTCCTAATGCAACATTACAAGTTCCCGTTACACTTAATCTTAAAGCATGATATCCAACAGCAACGTTACTACTGCAGGTACTTAAATTTAATGCTTTGTATCCGATAGCAACATTACAACTTCCAGAAACATTGGCTTCTAAATTGTAAGCACCTAGACCTACGTTGTAATTACCTGTTGTGTTAGCAGTTAATGAACAAGCGCCTATTGCTACGTTATCAGAACCAGTTGTGGTACTTTTTAAACTTTCAAAACCAATTGCTGTATTACGAGCAGCTGTTGTGGCAGCATTCAGAACCTGATAACCTATTGCTATATTTTTTTCTGCTGTTGAGGCAGTTCTCATATTAGAGTTACCGATAGCAATATTGTAACTACCTGTAACGCAACACATAGTACAAGAACCTAAAGCAAAATTATCTCTATATGTTGTACCATGATATAAAGTAGTAAAACCTATTGCAACATTATTAGCAGCTGTTGTAGCATTAAACATAGAACCATTACCAATGGCAACATTATAACTACCTGTTGTATTACCACATAAAGCATTTCCACCTATACCAATATTGTATTCAGATCCAGCATCAGCGCTTCTCATAACACTATTACCAATAGCAATATGACTTTTAGATTGTGATACCTGTTCTAATGCTTGATGACCAATAACAATATTGTCAGCACAACAAACATTGGCTGCCAATGCTCTATATCCTATGGCAATATTTCTATTACCTGTTGTATTACTAGCCATTGCTCTTGTACCAATTGCTGTGTTTGCAAAACCTGTCGAAGTAAGACAACCTGAATGATGACCTAAGAAAGTGTTTTGTTTACCTGTAGTAATACAGTGTCCAGTTTTATGTCCCATTACTACGTTTTCACAACCAGATGTAATACTTGATAAAGCAAGAACACCTACACCTACGTTACAAGTAGCAGTATCTAAAGTACCAGTAGTATTAGTACCTACTAGAATTGAATCTACGAAATTAGTACCAGCTTGTTTAAAGTTAGCAGCATTTATTGTGCCACCGACTGTTAAATTATTATTAAGTGTTATGCCTGTATCTGGATTATGTGTAATAGTAGTATCTTGGTCGTTACCTAAATAAATTACTCCACCATCAGCTAAATATAAATCTGAAAATCCTGAAGAAGATGTTCCTAATACAGCACCATCATTTACATTTGGTTTAAATTCTGTTGTAGCCATATATGTACTTGAAACAATAAATGCTGATACGTTTAGTGTACCAGAAACGTCTAATGTTGTTCCTGGACTTGTTGTACCTATACCAACATTACCACCATTTATATAATTAATACCAACTGAATCCAGTCTATTTATTTCCACACCACCAGAGTACATTTGAAAAATTGATCTATCTAAATTTGCTCCTGATGTTGCTCTTGGTCCTAGTTTAATTAAGTCATAATCATTTGAGGATATTAAAACAGAGTTAGCATCACCACTAATAGTTAATGCTTGTGACGGACTTGTTGTACCTATACCAACTCTATTATTTGTAGAGTCAACATATAAAGTATTTGTATCTACTGTTAGATCGCCGGTTGTTGAAATATTTCCTGTAGTAGTAAGTACAATATCATTTGCTAAATTAGCACCTGTAAGGGTTGAGTTAAGTATATCGGATGATGTGATTGAGTTGTCTAGTATGCTTGATGAGATAATTGTATCTTCACCAATTACAGTTACTCTTACTGGAGGTTTACCAAGATATGACGCCATTCTATGCGATCTCCATTATACTTAAAGTTGTATCTACACTATTCGCTGTGTTAGATTTAACTTTTAAAATATCTGTGGTCTCCATGACATACTTATTTCCTGACATTATTTCTAAAGAAGCTTTAGCAGGAATTTCAGCATTTGTTACAACACTAACGTTATCACCGTCACCATTTTCTATATTAACTGTTACTTCAATATTTACCGCAGCAATATTTGAAAGAGTAAGACCTAAAACTATAGCAGTTGTAGTTGAAGGTGTAGTGTAAACAGTCTGAGAAGTATTAGCACCTGTACTTCCACCTGTTTTTGTTTTTAGTTTAAATGTATTTGCCATATATTATCCTAGTGCTATTGCTAAAGCAGTTGCCTCGTCAATATCATTAGAAGCTACTTGAACTATGTTGTTTGAAGAGTCTCTAACGTAAATTTTTTTATCAGTCGTATTTACAGCAACTTCTCCTACTACTATATCAGAAGTAGTTGGAACATTATTCGCTGATTCATTTTTTTTTAATTTTATAACTGTTGTCATAGTAAATTAGCTCCGTTAGGACTAACGTAACTGTTATGGATAAGTTCCGCCGTCAATAATTGTTACTGTTACCACACCTGTACTTACTGCAAAGTTATCAGTACTAAATGAAGCAACACCTTTATTTGACGAAGTTGCTAGTTCAGCTGCGATAGTTAATGTATCTCCCGATTGTGAAGTATCTATACCCTCACCACCTGTTACTGTTAATGTATCTCCAAAATCAATTGCTTGTGTACCTGTATCACCAGTAACTGTAACTGTACTGTTAGATAATGCTGTGTTAGCGATATTAGTTAGAGTATTGTCAGGACCATTAATTGTTTTATTAGTTAATGTCTGTGTACCTGTGTTTGTTGTAAAACTAGTAGGTAAAGTAATTGTTTTACCTGATAAATTTAATGTAGTAGCAAGTTTCCCAGCTGTAACAGCGAGATTATTAATTTTACCTGTTGTAACTCCAAGATCAGCTATTTGGTTAGTACCAACACCCGAAGCTTTAATTTGTAAAGCGTCACCTGATACTTCAATTGAACTATCATCAACTTCAACAGTTAAAGTATTACCACTTTTACTTAAAGCAGCACCAGCAGTAATTTGACCAGCGCCAGAGAATTGTGCAAATGCGATATTAGTAGTACCTAATGTAGGTGTACCATTGTGAGTAGCAACATAACCATTTTCAGCATTCGTTGTACCTTCTTCAACAAAGAAGAATGTTCCACCTGTTAATTCAGCAGCTGTGTCAGCGTCTGGACCTCTTGTTAATACAAAGACTGCACTAGCACTACCAGTTGTTGTAACTGTGTATATACCATTTTGAACAGCACTTGCTTGATTTTTAATTAAAACTCTATCACCACTTGTAAGTGTAACACCATCAATCGCTAAAGCACCATTGCCGTTAGCAGTGATTGTTCCATTACCATTATGATAAGTTGAAGTAGCAAGAGCAGCTGTTGTAGCAACTCTAACTGATTCTTTAACATCTAAACCATTCGCAACACTATCAACGTATGCTTTAGTAGCAGCGTCTTGTGATCCAGAGGGATCAGTTACGTTTGTAATTCTACTTGAGTCAACATCAACAACACCACTACCTTTTGGGCTAAGTTTTAAGTCAATGTTTGTATCGCCACCTGAAGTAGCAATCTTAACAGCGTTAGATGTAGCTGCGTTAGTAACTTCTAATTCATTAACAGCAGATGTTTCTGTTTGTAAAAGAATTAACTCATTACCATTAGCGTCAGCAATAAAACCACCGTCAACAAATTTAGGTGCTGTAAGTGTTTTACCGGATAATGTTTCTGTACCTGTTGTAGAAACTAAAGTTGCATCTGATACAGCAGTATTAAATTCTGCGAAAGTACCGTTTACAGTATTATCAGTTAAATCAATTGTTTTGCTACTTAAAGTTTGTATGTTATGTCTTGTTACAACCGTATTATCAATAGCAAATGTTACTGTGTTATTAGTAGCTATACTAGAGATACCATTTCCACCTGCTAATGTAAATGTTTCAGCATCTGTGATGGCAGTTGTACCTGTGTCACCTGCTATATCAACATCTACCGCAAGAACTTGTGCATCTATATAAGTTTTAACTGCTTTAGCTGAAGGAATTGTATCATCTGATCCAGAAACAGTTGATATATCTGTATCGATAACGCCTGAAGCAAAATCAGCTACTTCTAAATTTGTTATTGAGTTACCTGTTGCGTTAGCATCAAATGTTTTGTTTGTAAATACTGTTGTAGATGTAGCACTGGCTACGGTTACAAAACTTAAAACACCAGCAGCATCAGTTTGTATAACTTGATTGACACTTCCATAAGCGTCTGGTAATGTAAAAGTAATATTACTCGCTAAAGTATTAGGAGCTTTAATGGCAGCATAACTACTACCGTTGTTAGTACCTTCATTTAATTTTAAAGTACCCCCAATTGTTGTACTATTACCTATAAGAATTTCATCTATTGCTTTGTTAGTATCAACTATTAACGCTGATGAAGCAGTTAATGTACCATGTACGTGATCTAATTTATCTGTAAAATATTGTCCGCCAATTACTGAAATGACGTTTGCGTCTCCGTTACTATCAACTCCACCTTCTCCAACGAATAGTCTATCTCCTAGATTAGTTTGAGTACCTGTGGCATAAGTATATGCTAATTCTCCAAGTTTAAGGGTAGAGGGTGCTGTTGCTCCTGCGGATCGTTTAATCTGAATTATTGTTGCCATTTAATTTCTCTCTTGTTAAAATGATCCACCAGTTATTGTTAATGTTCCTGTGGCTGTTATTATTTCATTTTTTGTTATAAATTTATCTGATGCAGCATCATATTGTATCAAGGCACCGTCCACTAGGTCCGTGACATTCACGTCATTTAATTGTTTAAAAGTTTGAGAAATTACTGCACTAGGTACAGATATGGAAACCTGCTTAGGTCCAGATGAATCACTTGAATTTATTTGTGCTCTAAGGCTTGAATTACTTGAATTAATTTTTGCTGTAGCCATAAATCTCTCTCTTTTGTATAGTATATTTATAATAACTATTTATCAAAGATTAAGTGGCAACAGATGGACTAATTGTAATAATTCCTTCAATAACTCTAGTAACTGTACTATCAGAAGTCTTTAATATCTCTATATCATAGACATATCTAGCGGGTGCTTCAAGAGCATTTGTTTGATCTGCCGATAATCGGAGTGTAATTATACCAGTTGTCGGATCAGAATTAATTGTAGTTGTAAAAGATGTTCTAGTTGATGTACTAGAGTATCCCTTTGCTAGTTTAGCACTAGCAGTATATCCAGTTAAATCATAGACATCACCGCTACTTCCAATAACGGTAACATCAGTTGTGAAAGTGGTTCCCTGATCAATCCTTAGGTTTGCTGTCGCTGCCATTAAATTCTTCTAATCCTTTTTTAATCTTATCATTATAATGATTAGTTAGAACGTCAATTTTCTCTAGTTCCATTTCATGTCTTACTTTTGATTGTTGTATTTCTTGTCTAGCAACAAGACCATTTCTAATCACTAATGGTAGTGCATTTAAACTATATTCTTTTCCATCAATTGTTATCAAGTCAGTTATTGCTTCTTGTGTTGGTGCTACTGCATTTGGTGCCGTAGCTGTTGTTGGTTTTTTTACTTCTTCAGTCATAAATTACTCCTGTTTATTATTATATAGTTATTTATAAAGGTTTTTACGCCCCTGCTCCGTGGATAGTTTTAACGACAGTACCTGCCGAATTTAATATTTGTAAAGTAGAAAGAGTTTTCATTTGAACAGAACCAATAGAATCATCTGCCATCATAGCTTCTGAAACTACGTCTATTGAACCTGAAGAAACAATTGTACCGGTTTCATCTGGTATAGTTAGTACTCTATCTACTGTAGGATTAACAACTGTTAATGTTGTTTCACTAGTATTATTTGAAGACCCTTCGAAAATAATAGTTCCATTTGTTGTAATTTGTATACCTGAACTTGTAAGACCCGACATAGTTGTCGTTCCAAGTGTAGTTAATCCAGTTACGTTTAATGTACCTGTTGTTGTTAAGTTTTCATTACCGAAAGAAATAGCGCCACTTGAATCTGTTAATGAGCCATTCGCAAGTGTAACGTTACCAAAAGTATGTGATGTACCTGTAACACCTATACTATCTGTTAAATTTAATGTTAATGTATCTGTAGCTGAAACTACTGCAGTTATGTTTGATGAACTTGCTAAATTAAAAGTTTGACCGGCACCAATAAGTTGTGAAGTTGTACCATCATTAATATAAAACCCTTGAGCAGCTGCTACAACTCCAGCAAGTTCAATAACAGCACCTACAACGGTCGTAGAAGATAATCCTGCGCCAGCTAGTGTTGCTGCATCACCAAAATCTAGTGATGTCATATTATTAAACTCTGTTCTAAAAGTTTCTAATGTGTCTGTTAATGCTATTGTTCTAATTGCCATTTTACTTCTTCGTTATTCCTTTTAATAAAGACTTAATTTCTCTTAATTCTTCCTTTAAACTATTTATCTCTTTAACTGCATGTCTATAATCATCACCCTGTTTTTCTCTAGCTTTAACTCTTGCTAAATATACTGAATATTCACTTGTATTAGTATTAATGATAGCGTTTGAACTAACATCTCGTACTAAACTATTATATCCTTCTACTTTTACTCTTAACATACTAAATTGCCAGAGCAATTGCTCTGAAGTCTTTTAATCTCGCCGGAAAAGCGGAGTTAGTTCCATTAAACACAATTTTAATTTGGAATGAAGTAAAGTCTTGTGTATTTGAAACACTAAATTTGTGATCTTTAAAATTATTGTCTAGTGTAATATCTCCCGTAGATGGATCAACAGCAACATCTGAACTACCATCAGTATTAAATGGTGTAAATTCAATATCTTCAATTCTTCTAGTTTCGTCACCACCAGATAATCTATAAAATGCTTTAATAGAAGAAGTTGAACGTATGCTTGCAGCAACTCTTATATCTAAAGCAGTTGATGTATTTGCTAAAGCAATACTTTTTGTAATGTAAGCACCCTCTGAGGAACCACCTTCTATCGAAGTATCATCTTCATAGTCAACAGTGTTTGTAATTTTTACTACAACACTCGAACCACTTGCTGGTGCAACACCCATAGTTAGAGTTGTACCTGAAACTGTAAAGTCATCAACCGGTTGTAATTTTTCTCCATTTTTCTTCACTGATAATAAGTGAACACTAGTTGGAGTACCTGAAAGTGTGAATGTTGTATCTGAACCATCTCCTGTAAATGTGTTTGTAGAAGAAACTAAAGGATTGTTTAATCTATTAGTAATTACAAAAGCATTTAATCTCTTAACATCAATTACTGGTGATAAGTTAGCATTACTTGTTGTAATAGCTAAATTTTCAAATAAAGATTGAGAACTAGCCATTTCATTTGTTTCATTAATACCACTTGCAACCATTCGAGGTACACCAAAATAAATATTGTCACCATTTACTACTTGATGTATTGATGAAGCAGCTTGTAATACAAATGGAGTTTCTACGCCATTTACTGAACGACCTTTTGTTGTTCTTAATGTTGGCGATAAAGTTGTTCCTGGGTGTACTACAGTTCCTATTTGTAATTGAATTACATTGAATAATCTATTTTGAGTGGCAGAAACAGTTGAACCTCCAATATCACCTGAAGCATTTGCAGTACCTGTTGTAGTAATATCATAACTGTCTAAAGTTATGTTTGATATAGATGTGTAAGTTCCATTGATAGCTGAATGTGCGATACCGTTATATGTTCCAGATGCAATACCTGAAATAGTTACGTTATCTGTTGTAGAGTGGTGTCCATGATTTTTATGGAATACTCTAATTAAACCTGTTCCATTAAATGTTCTCATTGGATTGGTATCAAGTATTTTACTTGGTAGTAATTTATTTGCTAATGTGACAGTAGAAGTTGTATTAGTTGTAAATACAGCTTTCTTTAAATTAAATTTCAAGTCTTCCATTTGTTCGGGAGACCAAGTTCTATTATTTGCTGATTTAAAGAATACTCCAGTTGCCGGTTGTTTTGATACTGTTCTATTTGAAACTAAAGCAGTTTCTCCTAGTCTAGCAACATACGTTGTATAATCTTGTGAATCTGTATATAATACGATACAATACTCTATACCCTCATTTAGATATACAGGAGAGTTGAATGTAAATGTTGTTGCTACACTTCCATCTGTACTTGTATTTACTTCACTTGGATTTAAATATTTTTGAGAAAATGGTAAAATAGTTGAACCAGGATACCCATTAACCATATTTCTAATTTCTGCTCTTACTGGAATTGTAGTAGATTTTGTAGCAAAGTAAATATCTAAACTTGTAACAAATGTACCATCTACTGTATCAATAATAAATGATTGTGCCAATGGATCGCCTGGTTCACGATCTTGCTGTCGTTGTATTGTTTGGACAGTTCTATTAGCAACTCTACCTACTGTTCTAGTTTGAGATGTTGATACTCTAACAGTTCTAGCTTCTCTAGTAGAAACAATAACATCTCTAGTTGTTTCTTGTAAACCTCTAGCAACATAGTCAGCCTCTCCTGAGGTTGCTGCTGCTGTAACATCATTAGCATTTGTAGATGAACTTGTTAATCTGAATACTCTTTTTCCAGTACGCCATCTTGGGTTTGAATCTACTTTAGAATCAGGTATAGCGAATGTTCCTATAACCAAACCATTTGTATTTGTAATTAAATTTCCTCCAAGAGAACCTCCACTAGGAGTTACATAACTTGTTACGTCAATATTATCAAAGAACGGATAAACTTTTGTATTAGGTCTTAATCCTTGAGCAGTAAATGTAATATCTCTACTTCTAATAAAAGGTACAAAGTTAACAGCTATAACTCTATCACCTAAACTTTGAGTAACAGTTTTAGGAATAATATCAGTTCTAATTCCTGCTCTAGTCTGTACAACATCAACATTTGTTGTAGTTGTAATTGTGTTACCTGATTGTGAGCTTGAAGTTCTAGGATTACCTGACCATTGATCTTGCCATTCGTTCCATTCTGTACCAAAGGGTATTGATGTAGTAGTTGTATTATCTAAACCTAGCTCTCTTGCTAAGTTATCGAAAGTTCCATTTAAATTAACTACTAAATCTGGTGCTCTTTCGGTTTCTTTCCACTCATCTAACGGTGGATCTAATTCTATATTTCCAATCCAATTAAATATAAAGAATGGATTTAAATTTTCTGTTTTTGTAGCAAACGGCTGTTCAATAACTGAAGTTTCTGTATAAGGTAAAGTAATTAAGTCACCTGTTTTTTGGTAACCTGCGGCTGTTCTATCAGCATCTAAAATTGCTGTGCCGTCATTATCTACTTCTTCTAGTTCGATAACATCTTCATTAAACATTGTTCTTGCTTCACCACGTCCTCTATCAATAGATATTTTATAGTCATTATTTCCAACATCACCAATGTTATGTCCAGTGAAGTTATCAACAACAAACCCATTTTTAAATCTATCATAACCTTCAGCGTCTTGTATTTGTAAAGATTGAGCATCTGCTTCTAATAAAGATAATTGAGTATAATATTCAACATTTTGGATTCTTTTTTCTAAACGACCAATATCTCTCATTGTAAATCGTTTATTATCTTCTTGTTCAACAATTACATCATCAGTATTTAAAGTATAACTAGGTATTTTTAATGTTGCTAAATGTAAATGTCCTTCTAAATTTCCAGGTTTTAATGGATTAAGTGCTGCAGCACCTTTTAATACTTTTAATGTACCTTCTCGTGTAATGAAAATTTTATCAATTCTGTTTATAAAGAATTGGAAATCAGTTGTAACGTCTGAACTAAATTTCACAACATCTACTGTTGAAGAACCTGTTCCATTATAACTTCTTTCAAAATCAGAACCTGAAGTAGAACCAGAAACAGTTGAAGCGTCATCAACTCTAGGTCTAAAATCTAAACTATCTCTTAATTGATATTTAATTCCTGTTGTGTCAGATGTATAACTTTGGATATTTTCATAATCAATTACACCTGAATAAGTATCTACATCAAAGTAGTCACCAGAACCGTGAGAGAAATAATCAAAGTCAATTAATAATCGACCTGTAGGTTTCAATGCACCTGGTTTTAATTTTATTCTTCCGATATCATAGTAATTATCTCTTTGTCCATTATCTAAATCAAAACGACTTGTAATATTTGTATTTCCTGTTGTAGCGGCTGTACTAAAATTAGCTGCCATGTAAATATTGTTAATTTTGTAAACATCAGCTTTAGCTAAGCCAATTACACCACTTTCAATAATAGATTGAGAAGATACTGCTACTGTTGAAGC